TTCGTCGATATTGCATCGAGAGGCACACTGCCCGTTCCCCTTAACTACTACGGGGCTCATACGGGGAGATGGTCAGCCAGTAGAGGTTCAGGGCTCAATCTCCAAAATCTCAAACGTGGGTCTTTCCTACGTCGTTCCATTCTGGCTCCCGAAGGCCACAGCTTCGTCGTCTGCGACCTCTCACAAATCGAACCACGAGTCCTCGCATGGGTTGCCGGATACGAAGAACTCTTAAACATCTTTAGGAGTGGGCAGGACGCATACGCTGCGTTTGGTGCACAGATGTTCGGTATCCTCAACCTGTCCAAGGAGAGTCACCCTGAGCTAAGGCAGTCTGCCAAGTCAGCACTACTGGGCGCAGGGTACGGCATGGGGTGGTCGTCGTTTGCTGCACAGTTATTAACAGGATTCCTCGGCGCACCGCCCATGCGGTACGACAAAGCTTTTGCTAAACAAGTTGGTGTAACAGCAGTCACTGCGCACGACTTCCTGAAAGACAAGGAAGCGATGGCGCGGCTGGAGAAAATACCACGCACCTGTACCGATGAAGAGCTGTTCGTCCATGCACTAGCTGCCAAGGCGATCATCGACAAGTACCGACGTGCAGCGCACTTGGTAACAGACTTCTGGGCAATGTGTCAGTCAGCGATAGATCACTGTCTGCTCAAAGGTGAGGAGTACACATACAAAGGACTGCACTTCAGCAAGGGACAAATTCTCTTGCCAAACGGTATGAAGCTGCGCTATCCTGACATCAAATTCTCGAAAGAGAAGGGGGTGGTTTATGGCCCCGACGAGACTAAGCTGTACGGTGGGAAGCTGACCGAAAACATCGTTCAGGCGCTAGCTCGTATTGTGATGACTGAGCACATGCTTAGGATACAAAAACGTTATCCGATTGTTTTAACAGTACATGACGAATGCTGTATAGTTACGAAAGACGAAGAGGCAAAAGAGGCATTTGCTTTTTGTTCCGGTGTCATGTCCACCACCCCTAAGTGGGCGGATGGGCTACCAATAGCTTGTGAGGGGGGGTTTGGTAAAAGGTATGGAGACATTAAGTGAAGGCGCTGTATTTGGGCGCTTAAAAGTTGTAACAAACGTAGGCGGGCGTTTTTGGTTGTGCAGATGTATTTGTGGAAACACCACAACCGTCCCAAAGCATAGGTTACTGGCTGGCGTTACTAAATCGTGCGGATGTTTAAAGAGAAACGTTTTGGGGGATAGCGTCCGCAAACACGGGATGGCTAATTCAAAAGCAAGCGGGTATAAATTCCGTATCTACGGAATTTGGCAAGCGATGCGTGACCGTTGTACTAACGCTAACCGAAAAGACTTTATGTATTACGGGGGGCGAGGAATAAAAGTATGCGAAGCATGGCAAGTTTTTGAAAAATTTTATGAAGATATGGGGGACGTTCCTGAAGGAGCAACGCTAGATCGAATTGACACCAACGGCGACTACACCCCAGACAACTGCCGGTGGGCTTCACGTAAAACACAGGTTTTAAATTCAAGGAAAGTCAAACACATTCACATAAAAGGGGAAACAAAAACGTTGAAAGAATGGTTAGAAATATACGGCATACCTAAACACACGTACTACACAAGGCGTAAAAAAGGAATGTCAGAAATTGAAGCAATCATAAATTAAATAAAGGAGAGTAAATGGACATACCAAAGACGATACGCGTTGGTAACAGGCGCTACACTATCAAGCTGCAACACGTTGACGAGCCATACACTACCGGCTACACCGTGGACAACTTAATTGTTATAGCGTCCAGCAACAAGACTAAACACACCACAGAGAACGAACGCGCACTGACGTTCTGGCACGAGTTGACGCATGTCATCCTCGATCACGTGCGCCCGAAGTTATCCAACGACGAGCAGTTTGTTGAGCACTTTGCAGAGACAATGCACCAGATCGTCAAGTCAGCGAGGTTCTAATGAAAGCATGGTCCCACTCAGCACTCAAAGATTTTGAAGGGTGTGCAAGACGTTATCACGAAGTACGGGTGTTAAAGAATTACGTACAGAAACCTACTGAGCAGATCCGCTATGGTAAGGAGTTACACAAAGCCGCAGAAGATTATGTGAAAGATAACACCCCCATACCCCCACAGTTCTCGTATGTGCAGCCCACGATTGATGCGCTGCTCGCTAAGCCGGGGACTAAGTACGCTGAGCATGAGATGGGGCTGACCGTAGACCTGCGCCCGTGTGGTTTCAAAGATGAGAACTGTTGGGTGCGTGGTATTGCTGACTTGTTAATCGTTGATGAAGAAAGTTTAACTGCCTGGGTGGTGGACTATAAGACGGGTAAGGACAAATACCCTGACAAGGAACAGCTTACCCTGATGTCACTCATGGTGTTCGCACACTTCCCCATCATACGCGTGGTGAAGTCTGCTCTGTTATTTGTAGTGAAAGACACAATGGTCAAGCACAAGGTCATGCTTGAAGAAGCGACGACTTATTGGCAGGACTATCGTGAACGGGTAGCGCGTCTTGAAGCAGCATTTGCTAACAACGTGTGGAACCCAACCGCAACACCACTCTGTCCGTGGTGTCCTGTAAAGACTTGCGAATTTAATAAGGGGTATTGATATGACACAAGTTAACGGCAAACGTGATTACAAACACGCTTATAAATTACAGAAGAAATCAGGGGAAACCAAAGATCAAATTGAGCGCCAACGCGCAAGGAGAATGTATGACAAAGAAGGTATCGACCGCAACGGAAAACATATCGATCACAACGTGCCGATCCGAAACGGAGGAACTTCTAGCAAAAGCAACACGCGACTTAGATCCCCAAGTAAAAACATGGCTGACAACGGCAAGTGATGATGAGTTGATTGCTTTGTGGAGCGCACGTTATGGTGAAGGTTGGCGTGTCTCAAATTTAGAATATATAAAGCTTAAGTGGGAAGACAACTTTGATGCTTCGTTTGCCAGAGAAATGTCGCTCAGAGGTTTGGTTGAAAGACACCACCATATGGCTGAGCAAGCAACCCTATACAAACTAAAATGCAAATCATAGAAAATAAAGCAGTGCTGCTCAGGACACGCAAGCCTGATAAATACACTGTCATACCAAGGAGTAAGCATCTCGGAGAAGTAGCGCCCGGACTACATGAAGTGCTTGTGTTCTGGGGTTTGGACGAGATGCGTGTCTTGCGTAATCTGGGCGTTAAAGCTGTGCCGTCACCCATCAAGGCTAAATACAACTGGCCGGGAAAACTCAAGCCCTTTGCGCATCAGATTGATACCGCATCGTTCTTAACGCTACATCGTCGAGCGTTTGTGTTCAACGACCCCGGCACGGGTAAGACACTGTCTGCGCTGTGGGCTGCTGACTATTTGATGCAGAAGGGATACGTGCGTCGATGCCTCATCTTGTGCCCACTATCTATCATGCAGGACGCGTGGATGAACGGTATAAGTAAAAGCATCATTCATCGTAGCGCTATTGTGGCGCATCATCAGCAAGCGGTTCGTCGTATTGAGATGGTGCAGGGGGACTACGAGTTTGTCATCATTAACTATGACGGGTTGAACTTAATCTCTAACGAAGTCAAGGCAGACGGCAGGTTCGACCTCATCATCGTTGACGAAGCGAACGCTTACAAAAACGTCAGTACACTAAAGTGGAAAACGCTCAGCAAGTTACTCACACCACAGACGTACCTGTGGATGATGACCGGCACTCCCGCATCGCAATCACCGCTTGATGCTTATGGGCTAGCCAAACTTGTTAACCCAACGGGTGTGCCAAATTTCTTTACATCGTGGCGTGACAAGACGATGAACAAGATAACGCAGTTTAAGTGGGCACCCAAGAAGCAAGCAGCACAGTTAGTGTTTGACGCGCTACAACCTGCAATACGTTATACAAAAGAACAGTGCACAGACTTACCGCCCGTGCTTGTTGAAACACGCGACATACCACTAACGCCACAGCAAAGAAAGTATTACGTCATGCTGAAGGAACGTATGTTGGTGCAAGCTGCGGGGGAGACAATCTCGGCAGTCAATGCTGCGGCAGGGGTTAGTAAGTTGTTGCAGATCAGCGCTGGTGCGGCGTACACCGACGATAAAGAAGTTGTGGAGTTTGACTGTAGCCCGCGCTTGTCGGTATTGATGGAAGTGCTTGAAGAAACAAAGCGCAAGGTGTTGGTGTTCGCAGCATTCAGGCACAGCATTGACACTATTCATAACTATCTCACCAAGCATGGCGTTGCCAATGAGCTGATACACGGTGACGTATCAGTAAAAAAGAGAACAGATATATTCAAGCGCTTTCAGTCTGAGGACGCTCCGCGTGTTCTGGTGATACAACCTCAAGCAGCCGCACACGGCGTAACGCTTACTGCTGCGGACACAGTGATCTTCTGGGGGCCAGTGATGTCTGTTGAGACTTATAAACAGTGTATCGCTCGTTCTGATCGTATCGGGCAGGACTCAACGAAGGTGACAGTCATTCACCTACAAGGCAGTGACATTGAGCGCAAGATGTTTAAGGTGTTGGAAGAGCGTGTGGAGGATCACTCCATGCTGATAAAACTTTATGAATCGGAGGTTGCACGATGACAGTTTGCATGTATAATATTTGACATAACAAAAGGAGAGTTGATATGGAACAAATCCCAATGGACAAGTTGGCGCGTGTGTATCTCAAGATACGCGCACGTATTCAACAGCTTACGCAACAGTATGAGTCTGAGGTTGAAGAACTGAAGGCGCAGCAGGATGAAATTAAAACTGCGCTCAAAGATCAACTGATGGCACTCGGCAGTAAATCGGTGCGAACCGATCAAGGCACTGTGATCTTGGCTACCAAGACACGGTACTTCACACAAGACTGGGATTCATTCAAGCAGTTTGTCACAGAGCATGATGCGCTCGATTTGTTTGAGCGACGTATCCATCAGAGCAACATGGCAAAGTTTCTTGAAGAAAACCCCTCTCTTGTACCCCCCGGTCTTAACTCTGATAAAGAGTATGACGTATCTGTAAGGAAACCTACTAAATGAGTAACGTAACAGTTTTTAATGCAAGCAAAGCCCCGTCGTTCGCTAAGTCGCGTGGGCTGTCCACTATAGCTAAATCCCTCACTGGAGGTGGTGCAGCTAGCGGTAAGAACATCTCTATCAAAGGCGGTGTGTTCCGTTTGATTAGTGATGGTAAAGAGATCGCTGCAATCGATGATCGTCATCTTGATGTTGTGATTGTCGCTGCTGCTCCCAAGGTTGGCCGCACGTTTTACATGGGCAAGTACGAAGAAGGTAAGACTACATCTCCCGCGTGTTGGTCTGCGGATGGTGATAAGCCTGACGCATCAGTGCAAGAACCACAACATACTAATTGCGCTGACTGCCCTCAGAATATTCAGGGCAGTGGTGAAGGCAACAGCCGTGCGTGTCGTTTCTCTCAGCGTATTGCTGTGGTACTTGCTAACGATGTTGAGGGTGACCCCTTGGCGCTATCGCTTCCTGCTACTAGTATTTTTGGTAAGGACGTTAACGGGGACATGCCTCTGCAAGCGTACGCACGTTGGTTGGCCGCACAAAACATCAACCCTGAAGAAGTTGTCACACGTCTGCGGTTTGATACAAAAGCCGCTGTACCCAAGCTTTACTTCAAGACCATGCGCTGGTTGACGGATGAAGAGTTCGCGTCAGTGACAACCCACATGGAAGCCCCCGCTACTCAGAAGCTTGTAGTAATGTCTTTCTCAGCGCAACAACAAGTCGCTGCCCCTGCTGCACCACAGATTGAGGGCGCACGTCCTAAAGCCACAATTAAGAAGAAGGCGGCTGAAGTTGTTGAAGACGCGGGTGATGACGAGCCTGAAATCCGCAAAGAGTCAGCCCCCACTAACGCAGTGCCCAAGAAGTCTGGGATTGCTGCTACTGTAGATGCTTGGGATACCGACGACTAATTAACTGGGGGCGCAAGCCCCCTTACACACTATGCCCTACTCTGAACGAACCAAAAACGCAGTTAAACACGCCCCACGTACGCTAGGCTCGCGCCTTGGACGATGGGCCATACACCGAGACTTCTCTGTATTACGTATCTCAAAATTTACAGGAGCGACAAGACAGACGGTTTATAACTGGATGTCAGGCGTGGAGGTCACCCCTGCCTACCGCTCACGTGTACAGGAACTCATCAATATTCTTGAAAGGCAACCAACAGCCGATCACGCATGGAGACAGATATGCGAGGACTACAACCTA